GCAGCTCCTTCAAACAGTGTAACTGAGACAGAGAAATTTGCAAGGGTTACGAGCACCTTAACAACTCGCCAATTATTTTTGAAAAATAACATTAACAAGTAGAAAAAATGAGCTTAAAAAAATTCATTAGCACAAAGTTTGACTATGATGTTGCTGGACTAGCAGCATATGTTGACGAACAAAGAGAAGACCTTATCACACGTTCAGTGACTGAGGCACGCACACTTGAGTACATCGCTATTCAAGAAGGCATCAAAGGATCAGAAGAAATCAAATTGCTTGATGATTCAATTGTATATCAGTCAGGTGACTGTACAATGACTCCAGAAGGAGACACAATTTTCACAGATCGTGCAATTGCTGTTGAGACTCTTGGGTACATGAAGCGTTTCTGCCAGAAGGACCTTGCAGGTTTCTGGACACAGTTAGCTTTGCGCCCGGGTGCAATGGCTGAGGATCAGTCTTTGCCGTTTGAAGCACAATTGACTTCATACCTTTTGAGCTTGCATGCAATTGAGCTTGACAAATTGATCTGGAAAGGTAACAAATCAACTGGTACAGGTAACTTGGCTTGGATGAATGGATTCATTCAGTTTGTGACTGTTGCCAATGGTGCAGTAAACTTGAACACATCAGGTACAGCATCAATGGATGCAACAAATGCATATGACATTTTCTATGAGTGCTTCACAAACACACCTGAAGCAGTAGCTGAAAACGCAGCATTTGTATGTTTTGCTGGCCGTGAGTCTTTCAACTTCTTGATGAAGAACTTGGTTGACTTGAACTTCTTCCACTATTCTCCTGCACAAATTGCTTCAATGACTGAGATCGTTGTTCCAGGTACAGACATGAAAGTGGTTCGTATCCCAGGATTAAATGGATCAGATGCTATCTTCACAGGTAAGTCAACTGAATTCATCTTCGGAACTGACTTGACATCTGACTTTGATAACTACGAGATGTGGTATTCTCAAGATGATGACGTGATCTACATCCGCTCTAAATTCCGTGCTGGTGTTCAGGTTCCTTTCTTGAATCAGATTGGTGTTTGGAGAAACGACTAATTAACAATTTTTATGGGAGCGCTCAAGGGTGCTCCCTTTTACAAAACTAAATACACAGAACACATGGCATGTGAAATGACAAATGGGTACAATGACAGAACATGTACCAATGGAAAAGGTGGGATCAAATCGGTTCTATTGTTTCCAGTGTCTGCCGCTACATCAACAGTGGTTGACAATGTAGTCACTGTGCTGACAGTAACTGGTGAGACATTCTTGTATAAATTGAAGAGCAATCTTTCAAGCTATGCAGCGCCTATCAAGGTGAACAAAGATAATGGAACACTTTGGTATGAGCAGACATTGACAATGATCCTTGCATCCGATTCAAAAGACCTTCGGTCACAAATCCACTTGCTTGCACAGAATGAGATTGTTGCATTGGTAGAGAAGGCTGATGGGACAATTGTAGCATTAGGACTTGATGAAGGAGTACAAGTAAATGATGGAGGTGAGTACACTTCTGGAACAGTTAAGTCAGACCGCAATGGACACACAATTGTTCTATTCGGAATGGAGAACAACGAGGTGCCAGATGTTGATGGTACAGTATATGCAACTTTGCTTGCACAGCAGTCACCAGCAGTTTAATTCAGACCGCACAAAATAATTGAGGGGAGGGAAATGTTTCCTTCCCTTTTTTGCTTAAATTAGAGCTATGAAAATAAAGGCAGTATATATTGGTGCTGATCTAAGAGTCAACGGCAAGAGGTGGAAAATCACTGAAGGCAATGAATCTGAGTATGAATCAGCTGGCTTGTTGTTTATCTTTGAGCCGAAATCACCTAAATTAAAGCGCAATGCTAAGAATACAGAGATCACAGAGCAGCACATTGATAGTGACAGTGACGGAGCTGCAGACACTGACAGCACCATACTGGCTGTTTGAGTTTACACATCAGCAGAGCTTTGAGACAGTGACCTGTATCTTGGAGAATATCAGCACTGGTATTCCTAGATATGATGAATTTGTGATCATTGATGAGGTGGACTTGACCTTTCCATATGCCGGTGACTACACTTACCGCATCTGGGAGCAAGAGAGTGACTCAAATCTAGATCCATTGCAGGCACATGCGCTGTGTGAAGAAGGACTTGCTAAGGTATTAGAAGATACTGCAGCAAATAATGAATATGACACTGAAATAATACACACAATATATGAGTGATAAGATGTTCACACTTTCATTCTCTAAGGAATATCAGAAGCCTTTGGAGATGAAGGACAAGAAGACTGGAGTAATGAAATGGGGAGCCAGAAATGACTATCCTTTTTTCTTGATTGACCTATTGAATGGGTCCGCTTGGCACCAGGGAATAATCAAATCTAAAACTTTCTACATTGCAGGATCAGGACTTGAAGTGACATCCGGTGATGCTACTTTATTCTTGGAGAATCCATACAGTGACTATGACATGAATGAGATTGTGCAGCGGATGACCTTTGACTTTGAAGTCTTTGGTGGAATGGCTGCCATTGGAACATGGAACAGAGAAGGCACCAGAGTAGTGAGATGGGAATTCATTGACATTGATGCTGTGAGATCTAGCGAAGATGAGCGCACATACTTTGTCAGTGATGATTGGAATGCCAGAGAGCAGACTGCTGAAGGGACCAACTTCAGAAGCTATCCTGCACTAGATGAGACCAACAAAACAGGTTCATTTATTCTATATTACAAGGAGCCAGCTAAGAGATCCAAAGGTGAGAAGGGTGTGTATCCTAAACCGCCTTACTATGGCGGTATCACAGCCATTCAGACTGATGTTGACATCTCTAAATTCCATATGTATGAAATCCAAAATGGCTTTAAAGCCGGGACTTTAATAAATCTGGCAAGCGGTTTTCCTGAGACAGCTGAAGAAGAAAGAAATATCAAGGAACAAATTAAGGGCCGTACACAATCTGTTGAGGATGCTGGAGAAATAATCATCACATTCAGTGATTCTACAGATACAGCGCCAACGGTTCTTTCATTGAATGGCAATGACCTGAGTGACCGATATCTGATGACTGAGAAATCAGTGCAGCAGAATATCTTGGTGTCACATTCAGTGACATCTCCTTCATTGTTTGGTATCATCAAGGATGGATCATTCAATGCAGCTGAGTCTGCAGATCTCTTTGAGATATTTAAACTGACCTATGTAAATGCTAGACAGCGCCAGATTGAATGGATGATTAACTACATGGCATCATTAAGTGGAGCTATGGCAGTATTAAAGCTTAAAGATGTTGCACCAATTGCATCAATTGCTAAGGCTGTGGCACCGCTTGTTGCACCTAAGGATGGACCAACTACACCAACAGCAGTAGATGTGCCTGTAGATGTAGCTAAAAGCGCTCTCAATGGAGCACAGATAGCATCACTTATTGATGTGGTAGCACAGATTAAAGCAGGAACACTGACAGCTGACTCAGCATTGCAGATTGTTTTAGCTTCTTTCCCTGGAATAGATGAAGGACAAGCACGCAAAATTGTAGGTCTACCAACTGTGGCCATGTCAAGCTGTGGTACAAATCATGCATTCAGCAAAGATGAGCTAGACATTTTCAGTGAGTATGGCCGTGACGCATCAGAGTACTATGTGATCAAGGAACAGATTATTGAATGGGATACACCGAATGAGGATGTATTCGCAGCACATGATATGATGTTTGCCACTGTTGGGGAGCTGCTCATTCAGATGAATGACTATGACAAGAATGTAGCTGACATGATTAGCAAAGGAGAAGATTCTACAGCTATTGCTAAGGCAACGCAGAGTACTATACAGCAGGTAGCTGAGTCAATTGCAAAGCTCACAGCATTGGAGGTGATAAGCCAGGGACAAATCACTGACTTAGGTCAGAACATTGTGGACCAAGCTAAGGCACCAGTGGCACAGTTTGAAGTAGTTTATTCATACAAGAAGCGCCCAGGTATTCCAGATGCTAAAAGTGGCAGCCGTGAATTCTGTGCAAAGCTAATTGAGATCAATAGACTATTTACAAGAGAAGATATCAACAACATCACTGCAAGAGTGGGCCGAAACGTATGGACATACCGTGGTGGATGGTACACAAATCCAGATACTAAGGTCACCACACCATTCTGCAGACACATTTGGGTACAGCAACTAGTAATCAAGAGATGATGAATATGATGATAACCGTGGACAATCTCAAGAAGCTTGGATTGATTCACAACAATACAGATACAAAGATTCTAGGTGTGGCCATCAAGCGCACTCAGGACATGCACATTCAGCCTGCCATAGGAACATGCTTATATAAGGCCCTATTGCAGCGCATTGAAGACAATGACTGGGATGCTGACTATCTAAACCTGATGAACAACTACATCCTGCCATGTTTAGTGGCCTTTGTTGACTACAGATCTGCAGTATTGCTGAATGAGAAGCTGACCAACAAAGCAGTGGGCCGTTCATCTGATGAATATCAGAATGCAAACACGGATACTGAGACTACAGCACTGAGAGATCTACTCAGAAAAGATGCCTATTTCTACAAGGAGCGCTTGATTGGGTTCTTGGTAGATGACAATGGCCAGCTATATCCAGAGTATGTCACCGGATGTGATGACAATTGTGCTGAATCAGTAGTTAAGGACAGAACAGGATATACACCTAGTGGATGGATAGTGTAAAGAAAGAATTTAAGGCCAGCAAGAAGGCCATTGACAAGCTGAAAAAATACCTAGAGAGAAATGGACAGAACACTCAATCAGCTGATGCGAGAGCTCAGCGAGATAGCAACAGCACACAGACAAATCAGGGAGTACTTTCAAGGTGACTATCTAGATGCTGTCAGCCGTGATGCTGCACTGTATCCATTGATGGTGGCAACACTTCAACCGGGCAACCTTGGTGATGGCTTTGTCCAGGTGAATGTGATCATCACCATTGCCGACAAATATAATTTACAAGAATATCGTCAGATCAATGAGATTCATTCTGATTGCTTGAGCATATGCAATGATATCAAGATAACAATGCAGCAGTACAGGTGGACAGAATTCTCTGACATCAACTTCACAATGAGCACTGATCCATTTATACAGCGCAGTCAAGATATGACAGCAGGCTGGAGCATGAATGTATCTCTCAATATATTTGATGAAGAAAATTGGTGTGATCTACCAATGGATGATTATGACTTTGAGAATGGCAATCCACCGCCATCTGGTGACTGCGCTGCAGCAACAGTGGTAAATAGTGATGGCACATTCACAGCAAGTGTAGAATCAGGAGCTACATATGTGCTCCCAGATACAACTTACAATGTTTATTTGAATGATGAACTTGTAGCAACAGAAACAGCAGTAACTTTAGCAGACTTTGATATCAATATAGTATGGCAGTAAATATAAATATACCTTCAGAAGTCACTCAGACTATCACTGATGGAGTAACTACAACGGCACCTTCTGAGAATGCAGTCTTTGACGCATTGGCTTTAAAAGCAAACACTGCAGATCTTGCGGATGTTGCAACAAGTGGTGACTACAATGATCTAATCAATCAGCCATCTATTCCATCCATTGCAGGATTGGTGCCAGATACACGCAACTTGACTATCAATGGTACTACATATGACTTGAGTGCTGATAGAACATGGACCATTGCAGCAACGGCATCCACACTACAGCACGCAGTTAAGGCTGGAGAAATCATGACCAAAGGGCAGGCAGTGTATGTGAGCTCAGCGGATGGCACTAATATGATTGTGACTAAGGCATCCAATACAACTGAAGCTACATCCAGTAAAACAATGGGATTGATCATTCAGAATCTTGCCAACAACGGCCAAGGTTATGTAATGACTGAAGGACTTCTAGATGGATTGAATACTGCAGCTGCAACAGCTGGTGATCCAGTGTGGCTAGGTACAGCAGGAAATTTGATCTATGGACTCATCAACAAGCCAGTGGCACCTGCTCATCTTGTATTCATTGGAATAGTGACTAGATCCAATGTCAGCAATGGAGAGATATTCATTCGTGTACAGAATGGCTTTGAACTTCAGGAGCTGCACAATGTATCCATCACATCACCTACAGGTGGCGCTGGATTGGAATATCAGACCAGTACAAGCCTTTGGATTGATGCAAGCATACAATATACCATAGAACTGATTGATGCGCTTATAGTGGACTTCTATGCACCATACAATATGAGTATAGATGCAGTGACCAATATCAAGAATGCGCCTACAATCACACTGCAAGATGATGGTGCTGCATATACTTTGGGAGCTACCATAGCTGTAGGCAGCAAGATCACCGTGACAGCATCAGTGGCTGGAGTCTGCAACTTAACTATCAGCAAGATATGAGCGACAATAGATATATAAAAGCGACAGCACCTTCAGCAGCTGCACCAGTGGGAGCTACCTTGACAAAATCAGGCCAAACAACGAGTTTTCGCACTGGAGATGATGGAGACATTGAAGCTGGTAGAGCCACTTCATTTTCAGTGCTTGCATCAAACAATCCCTTTGGGAACACGAATAGATTCACTGATGAGCTTGGTGGACAAACATACACCAAAAACATTGTCATTGATTGGAGCACATATAACGGCACAAATGTGCTTGGATATTATCGCACAGTTAGTGCTACTAATATAACATGGAATGCTGCCATTGATGCTGCACTTGCTTTGTCTATTACTGGATTTACAACTGGGTGGAGACTACCGAATAAAAGAGAAATGGAAAATATCTTCAATTTTTCACTTTCCTTTGGGATCAGCTATTCTCCTTTTAGCTTTCCAAACGCTCAAATTTGGACTTCAACAACATACACAGCAGCCACAACTTTAGCCTATATACACGTCGGCAGCTGGATAAATTTGGGAGGTAAAACAGGAGCAGATGGACGTTGGATAGCATGCAGAACATTTACAGTAACAGGAACAACTTTATCTTAATTAACTATGGCAACTTATAAATTTCCACAATTCAACGTTCAAATCATTGATCCTGTAATCATCATGACAATTGTGCATGACAATGTGATTGATCACACATGCTCAGTAGACATGGAGCTCACTACAAATGATGCAAAGTTTGGTATTACTCTATCAGGATTCACATATGTGAGTGATTGGAATGATGATGAGGTGCGCATCTGGGCATTTACTGAGCTACAGAAATACGCAGTTTAGAACATGCATACATATTAAAGTATGACATCTATCATCCGCACAGCCATCTTGACATGCATGGCCTTCTTTGCTCCTATCTCACTCATCATTCTAGCTGTAGGCTTAGCAATTCTCACAGATACAATTGTGGCCCTGGCATTAACTAAGAGTAAGTTTACAAGCAAGCGGCTGAGACATGGTATTCTAAGCAAGACAATAGCATATGAAGCTTCAGTGCTCCTTCTGTTTCTTGTTGACTATGCAATGATTAATGATGCCATGCTCACAGTGTTTAGTGTGCCGTTTGTAGTGACTAAACTTGCAGGATTGTTCCTGATTGGCATTGAGATATCTAGCATAGATGAAAAAATCAGAGAGAAATACGGTGATGATAAAGGAATTATATCTAGATTCAAGAAGTTTATAAGCAGCATAAAGAAGATTAAAGACAGTTTATGAGGTATATTGCCATCATTTTACTCTTAACATCATGCAACGCAGCATACCATGTGCGCCAGGCTAAAAAGCATATTATCAAAGCACAGGCTAAAGGTGCTAAATTCGGCACAGATACATCCTATCAGTACATTTATCGCACAGATACTGTATACAATACCGTGACCAAAGAGAAAGAAGTAATTAGGAGAGTGATTGATTCTGTTCCTATACTTCATGAAGTGATCAAGTATATTCCTTTGACACGATACCAGGAGCGGATTGAATACAAATTGAAGAGAGATACTCTCAGACTCATCAAATATATTGCTAAGAAGGAGCACAAAGCAAAAATCAAAACATCACCTATCACATTGGTCACAAAAATCATTCTAGCCCTTTGGCTAGTTATTGTGATTTGGATGGTATATAAAATGGCAACATGGAAAGGATAGTAGAAGTGGCAACAAAGTACATTGGACAAAGAGAGAAGCCTGGCAACATGGGATTCATCAATCCAGAATTTGATGCTAAGATGCGGACCGTTGGGTTTATCAATGCTCAAGCATGGTGCGCTTACTTTGCTGAGCTAGTTTGGAGAGAAGCAGGACAAGATACTGCACCATTCAGTGCATCAGCATTCAAAACATATTTGAACTATGAAGAAGCAGGCAGAAAGGGATCAGAGACAGCTGTACCTGGATCACTTGTTGTTTGGAGATCTGTAAAGAACGGCAACCGGGGATGGACAGGTCACATTGGCATAGTGGTAGAGGCAACTGCCGAGAATTTCAAGTGCATTGAAGGCAACACCAACAAAGCTGGAGGCCGTGAAGGTATTGAAGTGGCATTGAAGACTCGCACATATCAGTGGAAAGCTATGAATGGACTGCAACTAGTAGGCTTTATTCATCCAGCATGAAGGTAGATGTACAAATTATCAAGGAATTTCTAGCAGATAATCCTGACATTGGTAGCCGTACAGCAGCCAGTGCATTGATGGCCTTGCATCCAAAGGTATTTATCAAATACAACTCAGTATATCACAAGATAAGATACTACCGAGGTGAGCAGAAATCTAATGAATGCCCTGCTCCAATAGCTGTGCGCAGTCATGAACAAAAAATTGAAGCAATGGGATGGAAAAAAACACTACCAGCAAGTGACTATGAAGAGATTGAAACCTTCACATTCCCTGCAGGATCTAATCGCATCTTAATACTATCAGACATTCACTTGCCGTATCAGGACAACGAAGCGCTAAGCATAGCAATAAACTATGGAATTGAGAATGGAGCCAACTGTGTATTCTTGAATGGTGATACAATTGACATGTACCAGGCATCAAGATTTATCAAGGATCCTAGATTGAGATCACTATCAGGTGAACTGCAGATGACAAGAGACTTCTTTGAGACGCTAAATGAAGCCATTCCTGGGCCTATCTATTTTAAGTTAGGCAATCATGAGGAAAGATGGGAGAACTACCTTAAGGTGCGAGCTCCTGAGCTATTAGGAATCACTGACTTTGAACTGCAGCACATTTTAAAGTTTGGTCAGTATGGTGTTCAGCTGATCAAGAGCAAACAAAAGGTGATGATTGGAAAGCTTGCAGTGATGCATGGCCATGAATTCGGCAACAGTGTATTCTCTCCAGTGAATCCTGCCCGGGGATTGTTTATGAAAGCCAAGGCATCATGTATCATCGGGCACCATCACCAAACATCTGAGCACTCAGAGAAGGATATGCACGGCAATGTGGTGACTACATTTAGCCAGGGCTGTCTTTGTGGACTTTCACCAGAATATCTACCTTACAACAAGTGGAATCATGGATTTATCTTTGTAGAGGCTGAAGCCAATGGTGACTATAAGGTAAAGAATTTAAGGATCATTGATGGAAAGGTGAGATAATTAAGTATTATTCACCACAATTAAGTATATTTGACCACGCATAAGTATAGTTTATAGGTTATTAGGTAAGAAAGAGCGCTCCAGATTGGGGTGCTTTTTGTTTATATATCAAAATAATTGTGTAAAATAATTTGCATATATAAAAACTATGTGTATCTTCGCAGAGTCATAAGACATTTAAACCTTAATTTTTTAACAAGATGAGAAGATTCATTCCTTCAACACCTGATCACTGGGTAGTGGTACAATCAATTACAGCAATGGTGGCTGTATTAAGTGTAATTTTTTATTTCTATTCGCTATGAAAATCAAATGCAAAGACTGCAACGGAGAAGGGGCATATGAGTATGCCAACTGGGAAACAAGCAAGATGGAGAACATTGAGTGTACTTATTGTGATGGCCAAGGCTACAATGAAGAAGACATTGAAGAATATCAATCTGTCGCAAATGTTGACAATAAATGTGACAAAGAGCTCAAGGAATTAGCAGATGTGTTTGATCTATTCTGCAAGGACATATCTATGACCTTCACTGGTGATTCATCACGCAACTATCATGTGACCTATTTCATCAGCCGAGGTGAATTGACTGCAGAAGAAACTCCATTGCTTGGTGGATTGACTCTATCAGCTGACAGCATCACACATGCCATCATTCAATTCATGACCACTACTGGAGTGGATGAGAAAGAAATCAAATACATCGTAGAGCTATGAGAACATTCAAAGTTACATACAAGAGCAAAGTGGATGGAGAATGGCGGATCATGTACCGTGTGCTTCAAGCCAACAGCAAAGAAGATGCTATCAAGAAGATGGATCTGTGGCCAGATCTTATTTTAAAAGTGGAATTGGTATGAGAAAGTACACAGATTCACAGCTGGATGAGATCAAGCAAAGGTATCCCCATGAGGAAACTAGTGTGCTGGCAGAATCAATGGGCCTATCAATCTCTACTCTTTACAATCTAGCCTACAAGATGGATATAAAGAAGACTTCAGAATACTATGCAGGAACATATTCAACTAGACTTAAGCCAAGGCATCGCAACTGCATTGCAGGAGAATTCAAGAAAGGACATGTGCCATTCAACAAAGGACTCAAGATGCCTGCTGAAGTTTATGACAAAGTGAAGAGCACCATGTTTAAAAAGGGCAATGTTCCTGCAAACGTCAAGCCTATAGGCCATCTCTCAGTGCGCCCGGATACATCAGGTAGAGAATATGTCTACATCAAGATAAAGGACTCAGTGTGGGAGCTATATCACCGCTATTTGTGGGAGCAGGAACATGGTGAAATTCCTAAAAAGATGAAATTAGTATTCATTAATGGAAATGGGCTTGACTGCAGACTGGAGAATTTGAAGATGGTGACGTACCAGGAGGCAATGTTGATGAACACAATACATCGCTACACACCAGAGATTAAAGAATTAATTAGATTAAACAATAAACTAAAACAAAAATTAAATGGCAAAGAACAAAATCAGTGATCTACGTGATCACCTATTTGCAGCACTAGAGAGAATTGATGATGACTCACTATCTCCTGAACAGATTGAAGCAGAGGTGAACAAAGCTAAGGCCATCAGCGCCATTGGATCTGTCATCATTAACTCAGCCAAGATTGAAGTGGACTTCATCAAGGCAACAGGCAGACTGGACTCAGCATCTGAACTATTCAAATCAATTGACAATGACCAAAAACGTATAGTATGAAATTAAAAATTAAAACAGCAGAACTGGTGCCTGATCAATACGGCCAGCACATTAAAATATCCAGAGTGGGATTGTATGATGAAAATGACAAGTGGATCAGATGGGTAAAATTGAATGATGCCCTGATAAAAGAATTATTGAAAGTAGAAATTAACATTGAGACAAAATGAAAGCAGGATCACATCTAAGAATTTGGCTGATTGATTCAGTAGAGCCTGAAGGTGGCTTTTGGTGCTATGGAAAAATTGATGACAATGGATATTTTCACCAGGATGGATTCAACTACCATGGCAAAGAAGACCAACTGTGTCACATCAATGAATTTAACAATGAAAAAATAGAAGTATTATGGCAAGTGTAAAACAACTGATATCAATAGCAGAAGAAAATAACCTATCAAGAAAGTGCAGAAAGCAGGATCTAGTGTACAAGAGATACTATCTGTTCAGTGAACTTAGAAAGGAGCTCACACTGGAGGCAATTGCCAGCATGTTTAATTTGAATCACAGTACAATCATCCATGGATTGAATCAACATGATAAGTACATGAAGATGAATGATAGGATCTATATCAATTCAGTGGCCAATCTATTCGAGAAGGTGAATGAATTTAACATCAGAGACCTTGATCCTGGGAATGTGCACATGAAGATAGTGAATGATCAGGACTCATTTGTCACCATGGAGATCTACCTGCACACAAAGCATGCTGATTTGTTCAGAGACAATCAAGGTGTAATCAGCCGAGAGCTATTAAAAGAGATGATATGAGAGAGAAACTGAGAAGAATGAGCTGTATTGTTTACATGCTCAAAGTAAAGCCGCACAGCATTGAGCAAATCACGTCACGTGTGAACTACATCACTGGCATGGACTATTGCAGGAGCTCCATTGAGAAGGACATCCAGATGCTGAGAGATGAATTTGATTGTCCAATTGAGAAGAATGATCAGAAAAGGCTAGTAATTCTTGATGAATACAGCTACACTGACAAGATCATCCAGTGGATTGAATTTTACAATTAATTTTCCACTTCTTTCCAGTGGTGGAAAGCAACTACATCTCAGTGATATCAACACTTTTACACTGAATTTTCCACCTTTTACTTTCCACCACTGATAAAATAGAAAAAAAATAAAGCAGAAAAAAATATTTTATTTTCATTTAGGTGGCAAAAGTGGAAAGCAAAACGTCTGCATACTACACTATCACTAGCTTACAGCGTTTTTTTAGGTGGCAAATTGGTGGAAAGAAGGTGGAAAGAGGTGGAAAGTAAATATATTACGTCAGATTCTTATTACATTTGACAAAACTTAATTAATAATCATGAAGAGATATCTAATAGTCAGAAATCTGAGAGAATTTTTTGAAGCAGCTCAGTGCTCCTATCCATTTACACACCTTGCAACACTTGAGAAAGAGGTGCATACAGCTGACAATCCAGAGCTGGAGATTGAGATTGAAACAGCTGAAGGATATGTGCTGTTCAAATGCACTGGAATGAGAGTGGATGAATCAGGCACAGCAAATTACATTTACGAATTTGTAGCCTTAGCATGAAGTTAGCCATCTCAAAAATTAACCGTCTGATTGATGACGGCTACAGCGTGATCACCATTGGTGACAAGAAGGTCCCGAATATCAAGTGGAAAGAATTCCAGACTCAGCCAATGAGCAAAGAAGACTTTGCCAAAGTTTATGATCTACCAACTACTCAAGGCCAAGGACTGTGCACTGGATACAATGGACTGGAGGTGATTGATGTGGACCTGAAGATTCTACCAACTTTAAAAGCACAGCAAGAATTCTGGACAGAATATGTCCAATATCTTCAATCAGAGATAGCAGACTTCAATGAGAAGTTTGTGATCTACAAAACTATCAACAACGGATATCACATTCTGTACCGCTGTGCTGAGATTCAAGGCAATCAGAAACTTGCCAAGCTAAAAGAATCACCTGAAGCAATTATTGAGACCAGGGGCATTGGTGGATACGTCTTCATCTATGAGAAAAAAGTCACTGAGCTAAGCTACTCAGACATCAAAGAGATATCAGTCAAGGACCGTGAAATGATTCTGCACATCTCAAGGCTGTTTGACTACAAGGAGCCAGAGATACAGCAGGCACCTGAACAGATACCAACTGACAGCATCGCACCATGGACTGACTACAATAGCCGTAACTCAGTATGGGATGTGCTTGGTGGTGAATTCAAGATTGTGAGAAGACTTAAGGACAAGCAAGTCATCAAACGTGAAGGAGGCACATCTGATCACAGCGGATATGTGTATGAGAATAGTGGCTACATGTACCTGTTCACCACTGGCACAATCTATCCAGCTGAGAAGATTCTATCTCCATTTGCCATCTATGCATACAAATATCATGGAGGTGATATGAAGGAGGCATCAAGGGATCTGTATAAGAAAGGATTTGGAACACGTCAAGTGAAGAAGACAGTGGCTGAGTATTCTCCTGCTGACATCACCATTGACAGCAATCAAATGACCTTTCCAATTGATATCTTTCCTGCCAACATTCAGACCTACATGATGGAATGTCACCGCACATTGAATGCATCAATTGACTACATGGGATGTTCTATGCTATGGCTGCTTAGCATCATCATTGGCAACAGTATCAAGATACAAGTCAAGACTGGATGGATTGAAAGCGCCAATTTATGGATGGCAATTGTGGGCCGACCTGGTGTGGGTAAAACACCAAACATCAACAACATCATCTTTCCACTGCAGAAAGCAAACAACAGTGAGATAAAGACCTACATCAAGCGGATGGATGCATACCGGGCATACATGGATCTGGAGAAGAAAGAACGTGAAGCAGAAGAGAAATTGTACAAGCCTATCAAGACTCAGTTCATTGCATCTGACATCACACTGGAGGCACTTGTTGAGCTACATGAGGAGAACAAAAATGCTGTGGGAGTATTCAAGGATGAGCTTGCAGGCTGGCTGAAGGACATGAACAAATACCGAGCAGGATCTGATCTTGAATTTTGGCTGTCATCATGGTCCAACAAGGGTGTGGCTTTGAACAGAAAAACTTCAAAGAGCTCATTTGTTGAATCACCAATCATCCCCATCTTGGGTGGTATTCAGCCCGGTGTATTGAATCAATTCTATACTGAAGAAAACAAGGACAATGGATTTATTGACCGTATCTTAACGTGCTATCCAGATGTGGAGGTTGAGATGTACAATGACAATGAAATGGATGCAGAGCTCCTTCAGGAATATGAAGACTTCATCATCAACATGTACCAACATATCAAGCGCAATGTAGTGGTTTATGACAATGAGCAACAGATATCATCAATCATTGCTGTGTTCACCGAGAGCGCCAAGAAGGAATGGATGAGAATACATGATGAAATCACTGCCATGCAGAATTCATCCACTGAGAATGAGTACATGAAGAGCATGCTGCCTAAGCAGAAGAGCTACATTCCCCGGTTCGCATTGCTGATCAACACACTTGATTCAATGACATCTGCAGATGCATTCCCACATGACATCATCTGCAAGGAATCTGTGCTGAAGGCTGAGCGCTTGTCAAAGTACTTCATTAACATGGCTAAGAAAGTCAAGCTGAAATCATCTGAGACATTTGAATTGAAGAAGGTGATGGCATTGAATAAGGGCAAGAGCAAGAAGGAGCAGATTCAAGAAGTGTTCAAGGTGCATCCAGAATTCAATCGCAGTGAAGCTGCAGACATTCTAGGTGTATCAAGGCAGACAATTAAGAACTGGTTAAAAGAAATCAAATAATAAACTATGCAAAAAGTGCATAATTATATCACATTGCATATTATACTAATCAGGGCACAGCCTTAAAAAATAGAAATAACACCAGGCAATAACCTTAAAACTTGTCAAGTTTATTAAGCAAAAAACTGGACATCCGTGGCCAAAACTATCAAATAAGAAGACCTTTGGGCCACTAATAATTACATCGCTGCATGAGATATGTGGCAATTTTTAGGACTTAAACTATACAAAAATGAAAGCAAGATTAACATTTGACCTACCAGAGGAACAAGAGGAATTCAATGATGCTGTGAATGGCAATGCATTCAAGGCAGTAATCTGGGAACTTGACCAATGGATGAGATCGCAACTCAAGCATGGAGATCTACCAGATGATGTACATGAGAAGGTACAAGAGATCAGAGATCAACTACACAGTATTCTGGATGATAATAATGTGATGTATGAATAAGACAGCATTAAAAACATTGATTCAAGGACTAGAGCATAGACTTGAATTAGCAGCTAAAAAGAAACAAGAAGAAAATGATTTGTTTGGCCAGATGTCATATCATTTTGTCATGGCTGGATTGCATACTGCAATTGAAGATGCTAAAAAACTTCTTGATTTAGAGAAAGAGCAGATAATTAATGCTATCAAGTTAACAATTGAAAAAGAATATACTGAACAGACTTGGGCTAACTGCAAATCAATAACTGATCAAGCAGAACAATACTACAACGAAACATACAAGAATGAATAAGACAAACAAAGACCGCCTTACAGCCCTTGAGAGAGCACATCTCATAGAAAGGTATCCATCTGTACCACTTCATGCACTAGCCTTCAGCAAATGGACAGATACATCAGCCAATGGACTGACTAAGTGTGTCACCGCTTGGATACAAC